TCAATTCTCAGTTGTTGTAACGATATGAAATGGGGCATAAATAGTATGTTTGAGTATGGTAGTATGACAGTCGCAGAACTGCATAAGATAGATGGTATGTTTAGGAACATTACAAGTTTGTTAGACATTAAAGATGATGGTGTGTACCCTAACAATTATTACAGGGCTGGTACTAAATGAATTATATGTACGAACGAATGGAAGCTCTCGGAGAGACAGCTATCTTTGATAGAGCAGAGCTCAAAAAATTTGAACAGTATGTAGCTGACAACTACAACGAGTTCTATCAGAACAATGTTTCCTATGAGAGTAGGAAGGACGGGGATAAATTTATTATAACTTTATTCAACAACCCTGTAATAACAATGGAAGAAATATTACTTGACATTAAAGATTAATTAGTGTACAATACACTTATTAAAACGCCAACCTTAAGGAGGATTATATGGCAGTATTAGAAGGAAAAGCCTATTGGGCATCAGTAACAACCCCGAATACTACATTCGAGCCTGTGTATACAGTCGATGTTGTAGTAGATGAGGAAGTTGCAAACAGCTTTGAAGCTCGTGGCTTTAAAGTAAAAGAAATGTCCGTCAAGGATGAGAATGGGAGTGCGACACCGATTGGTAGAGCATTAACAATCAAGCGTAAAGTAAATGGTGCAAACGGAATGGTTCGTTCAGCCCCTAAACTTTTCGATAAGAATAAAGAACCATTAGATACTATTGTAGGTAATGGCTCGACTGTAAAGGTACAGTATAATGAATGGGAGGTTGATAATAAATATGGTAGCTTCAAAGGTTTGGATTTCCAAGCGATGCAAGTGCTAGATTTAGTAGCTTTAAAATCTCAAGACGGCTCAGAACTTAATCCGTTTGGAGATGGTGAGGAATTCTAATGATTATTACTATTAGAAATGAAGATGTCGAAACAATATTTGACATTAATAATATTGCAGATGAACAGGTTAAGCAAGAAGCTACTGTGATTGTGCAAAAAGTTGGTAACTTACAAGTTATCATTGAAGCTTTAGACTTTGCAAGTCGTGCTCATAGAAGTGGCTTGGAAGAGTTACTGAAAGGAT